TATTTGGCACGGACTGGCCGCTGTAGCCGCTGTAATAGTTGCCGCGATGGTTGTGATGCTTCCAATCGTCCGGCCTAAATCTGACTCGTTTTCGGCACAAATTCCGGTAAGCCAGAGCGCGGTTTCATTCAGCCATTGAATAACAGTTGTCGACGACGGATCGGAAGTGGTTGATAATGTTTTATCGCTTCCAAGCCGATAGCCAACCTGTGTCAAAATAGACGATACCAGAGACATGACTAATCCCTCTTAATCACGAACTAAAAACGAAACATTACTTTCCTCGCCCGCAAGACGGGAAATAACAATGTATTCGGTTTTCTTTTCCTGAAGACCTGACTTCTCGGCCATTAAAACCCTGTGTGGATTGACGACTTTCTTCTTCTTGTCACCCCGCGTCGGCGTAGCCTCGGAGATTTCTTCCGCCAACTTTGTGCGCCGTTCAAGCCACTTGTCCTTGTTTTCGTTGAATAGCTTCCGGGCCGCTGATTCCTCTTCGTTCAGTTTGTCCAGACGGCCTTCCCGTTTCCTGAGATCCATTTTCAGATCCATCACTTTGTCGGCCGCGACATGACCATTCTCAATGGCACGTTTCATGCTTTTGATTTCTTCGACAAGTTCCTCTTTCCGCTTTGGATAGCAGAACGCCGGTCTTGCGGCTCCCTTATCCAAAGAACCGTAGAAATCCCTGAATGATGCCCTTCTCCCTTTGTCGCCGTCTTTGACAATTATAAACCCTTGATTTGCCATGATACTCTCCTTTGTTGTGGGGGCGATAGTCGTATCCCCTGGTTATACGATGGGCGGTTTATCCCGCCGCCCGTCGGGGTTATTCAGAAACGTCCAACTTATCCATGATACGCTTCAACCTGCTTAGGCACTTATCAATATCCTTCTAAATTCCTGATATGCCATAGGTTTTTCGCGTACCATCACCATCACACTCGACACATGGAATCTCGGCTTCGGGGAAGCCACCGATAACCTGACCAGTTCCCCCGCATCTCCAACATGAGGTCGTAAGATGATAAGCCATAACCTCACCTCAATTACGTCGTATGAATAGGCGTCTGACCAATACCAAGGTACAATTTGTCGTTGAGAGCCGAACCATCCGGTGAAGAACCACCAGCACCCCAGAGAACTTCTGCGTTCCTGGCGTCTGCAATGATGTCTGTCACGCCGACAAATGTACAGCGATTGTCGAAATAGAGTGACCTTGAGGTATTGGTGGCTTTTGCAATGCCTACCGTCAACTTGGTTCCTGCATGAATGAACTGACAATTCAGGAAGATAGCCGTATAGTCAACAACGGTATCCGTGGTCTTGTCGTTGATGAAATACGCTGTCGCCTGCCCACCACCGGAACGGCTACGGAACACGCAGTTTTCAAAAATGTTCCATCCGCCCGTTGTCGTAGCAAAGTTTAGGACGCAATTTGCCGCAGAACGGTCAACGTCATTCACCGATCCAAACATACAATCCTTGAAATAATTATGAGAACCGCTAACCACCACTCCAAGGTAGTTTGCGCTTGCCGCTTGGGTCGCATTATTAGGACCAGCAAATGCCACCTTCTCAAAGCGGTTCCCAGTGCCGGATACCGTAACACAAGTAATATCCGACGCCCCGCCCGTTGAAGAACCGTGCATGAAACGGATATTCTTGAAGCAGTTATCATCACCGGAAACCGTCATGAAATTAGCCATCGTGTAACCGGAGTGACTAAATCTCGCTCGGTTATATCCAGCCTTGCTTGTCGGTGACAGGCCGATAATATGGGTATTGCTTTTATCCCACGTCAAAGCCGTAGCTGTGGCATTAGCGTCACCACGCCAGGCATGACTTTCGGGCGTGACAAGAATAGTGTCATTCCTTCCCGTAACTGTCGCATCTTCCGCAAGGGCAATGGATGTATAGGTTGATCCAGACGTTACGCCCTTCTTGGAAAGAAACGATCCCATAGTGCCTGCACGATCAGCTGTGAGGCACGAAATCTCACCCGGAAGACACCCTAATTCGTTTGCCACATAAGCCCTAAATTCTCTCGGTACACTCATCTTATTTCTCCTTTTCTCCGAACGCCTGAATCGGACAGGCCATAGAGGGTTAAGATCCCCGTCCCCTCAGCCCGATAACGAGGAGACGGGGAATGGTTAAAAGTTAATCTTTCTTTTCTGGCTCCATTCTCGTGTGTATGCCTTCCGCTCTTCTGCATGTTCACGATAATACAGCTTTTGTTTGTCCAGAAGTTCATCTCGAAGCCTAATGTATCTTTCGGCCTTTCCCTTATCCATTAACGCCTTTGAGCATTCAGCACTGCAAGTCATGTGTCGAGAATGTTTCTGCATGAATGATTTACCGCACATTACACATAGCTTTGCTTCATGAGCACTGCGTTTTTGGATTTTCTTCCACTCAGCGTGACAAGATTTACGTCTACATAAAAATTGAATATCTCGTTTCGTTCTCATTGGATGAAACTTGTTGTCACAAATCCTGCATCGATTCATCCGTTGATTGTCAATTACATCAAAATGTCTCTTCCGGTGGCAAGACGTACAGAGAGTCACAAGATTTGATGGATCATTGTTGGTACGAATCCAATCTTGATGATGCACAACAAGTTTTGATTTCGTACCACAATCAACACATTTGTATTTATCCCTATCGATTATATAATCGCGTATTCCACTAAACCGACGATCATTCTTATCGGCGCGATTCTTACACCGCAAGGAACAATACTTTTGCGCTAATCTTACCGGAATAAATTCTTTCCCGCACACAAGACACGAAAACGTAATATTCATGTTACTACCTCCATATTGTATTTTATGAAGGTAGTAACATTTTTCACGCTCAGCGTCAAACTATTTCTTTTTCAAAGAGCAAAAGACTTGTAAGCTATTGTTTAGCTTACAGAACTCCCGATTATCCAGCGCCAAGAAGTGAAGCCCCAACCGCACACGAAATATGAGGCATACTTTCTCATCATCGTGTCGAAATCGGTCGTGGTATTGAACTCATAGGGCACCGCATCGATCCAAAGCAGATATTCTTTCATCTTTTTGGAATCGACAATAAACCAGTCGTTCGTGTCGGTATCGTCCAGAAGAGGAAGCTCAATCTCTTTCCACCGGCCCCTCTGGAAGTTCTTGTTGTTGAGATTGTCGCCGGTTTTTCCTTCGCTGTTCAAGACTTCCCACACATCAGCCGCGAGATTTGTCCCGTGGATGATGGTGTCAAAATTAGTCGTGATCCGCTCCCCGATGTCGCTTTTGAACCTCTTGGACTGAATGCGAAGCGCCTCAAGATTCGTTGCGTCAAAGGCCAACGTGGAGAGGTTGTCGAAACCTGTGGAAGTCGAAACATCGGGAACCTTGGTCGTATGAGAGTTGGAGCACAGCGCCACGCCCTCTTCGGAAACCACATAGGTAAACGCCGAAGAGTCGAAATACAGGAACGGTTCGTGGGCGATCTTGTTCATCTTGCGATTTGCGGCCTCTCCAAGACCCTTCGCAAGCCCCTCGATAACATCATACCTGTCGGTGTCGATAAGGCGCCGCTGGATCGTGATACCACCAGCAAACTCTTTCGGCTCGACCTTGGTATGGTATCCGGGATATGCGCCCTGATACTGAATAATGCCCTGAAACGCTTCAGGATCACTGATTCCAGACACGGAGAAGAACTCTTCCCATGCCTTTTTAGACGACATGCGTTTGTAGAGCTGGTCGATAACCATAGGAAGTCCGTCGTACTCATCCTTGTTGACCTTCGTGAGCCTGTCATCCAACAGCCGCGTGAACTGTTTGTCCGTCAGTGGATTTCCCATAGTTAGACCCCCTTACCGATCACTAAGTGATCAGACGAAATCGTGAAAGTCGCATATTCCTTACCGGCTTCCTCAAGGTTGAGCTGATGGACATAAACCTTGTAGTAATTGGTAAGGTCTGCGGATGAATCGATGCCCTGGAACTGGGTATCGAGTTGAATGTGTGCCATGCCCTCAACCACGTTTGCGATGCAGAACGTATCTCCAACCGCAATGGCATAAGGGAAGGGAACAACGGCGACGCTTGATGTCGTGCCTACCGTGGTAACTTTCCGGGAAAGGCCGCGATTCGCCCCGGTACGGCAATACATCGTGGAAAGTCCATCAACGGTCGTGTCGATGGTCGCGAATGTTACCGTGGTCCCGCCGGAACTCGCCGTGGTATTAGTGACCTCGACGGGATTGGTCCCAATGGTGTCTTTCACAATCGGCCCCTTGATAAGCGAAGTCGGGGTCAAAAGCGTTACCTGTGCCATAACCGCATCGGCAGGATCGTAAGCCGCAAGGGTCGCCTGAGTAGTCGAATAGGCGAGCGAATCACCCTTGTAGGTAGAGTTAAAAGCCTTTGCAGACTGGACAATTCCCGAACAAATGCCCACCACAAAAGTCGTGGTGTCGGGACCGGCAGCGGCATCGACAACCGGGATGACATACCCGCCATTGGTAGCGCCGGAAGTGTCATACCCAAGCAACTGCCCCTGATAGAGCGTTGCGCCGATCTGGAAATTACGCACAATAGGCGTCGGCTTCCCAGCAGCCAAATCCGTTACATAGGTAAAAGCCATAATTGGCCTCCTTATTTGCTGTTGAGCGAATGGCAGAATGGACATCCACCCGCTGATTCGTTTGTCTTGTACAGAACCCTTGAGATTGTAACGGTCCCGGCAGTAGCCGCGTCTTCCGTGGTCAGGCTGTCAGTCGAACTGAGAGATATCTGACCTCTGGTTACACTCCTATCGCCTATCGTAAAATCTCCATCGTTTGTTGCACTTGTCGTCTCTATCCTAATCGTCATGCCATCCGAGAAGTGCTTGTCACCAAATTGGTAGGCACTATCCGACAGATATGCCGGGGTGTCTCCGCTGGCTGCCGTGAACGAAATCGTGGCGGCTTCGTACATCTCGTCTGCAAAAGTTTCGGTAGACGGCGTTGCGTTGCTTCCATAATCCCCGCGTTTAGTCGTGGGGACACTTGAAACCTCCATCCCCGGAACTTTCCGGGAACGGCACTCAAAACCGCAATACTTACAGCGGTATGTGTATGAATCTCGTTTTGCTACTGACTCAACCATTAAACAGTCCCAAATACCTTGATTAAATCATCCGTTTTGTATCCAAACCGCTTTGCCAATGCCTCCGCATCGGAAGACAGTTTGGGCGGCTTTGTAGCCGGTTTACTTGGTGCCGGTGCGCCTATCGTGCCCAATGGCCCGGTCTGCGTTTTGTTCCCTGCTAGGGGATTTGCCTTAATCGCTTTCTGGCGATTATCTGCCAACACAGCATCCTGAACCAATAGTTTAGCGGCCAGTTTCGGGGGAATTGAACGATCCATAGTATGCAGGTTGGCAACAACATACTTGGCAACGGAAGTGCCGAACTCCGTGTTTTCCTTGCCGGCAAACAGAGGATCACTCTGCATGATGTCTGCGGCGTTCTTGATGACATCGTTCGTATGTGCCTGTTGCGCTCTCGTCTGCGTGTTGACCGTATCCCGAAATATCTTCGGAACTTCTGTACGCAAGAGCTGGCTTAATGCCTGTCCGGGATTTTCAAGGAACTTTGCCGCGTCAATCTGGGGGTCGTTCACCGGTGCCGGTGCCGGTGCGGGTTGCTGTACCTGAACTGACTGAACGATGTTCCTAATGTTTGCGAGTAACTCCTGTTCGCGCCTACCCTGCCATGATGCCAGCCTCTGAAACGCCCGTTCTTCCGCCTGTGCCGCAAGTTCAGCGGGGGTCGGCTGCGGGGGTTCCGGGGTAGGTTCCGGTTTGGGTGTCGGTTCTACTGGTTCTGCTGGCGTCGGTCCCGGTGTCGGCTCAGTAGGCTGTCCCGAAGGTTCGGGGGTCGTCTGAGGATCGTCTACCATCTTTCTCTCCTTTGGTTAGGGGTTAAAATAAAAAACCGGTGTCTCTCTTGCGAGAAATCACCGGCCCTGTTTGGTGCGCGCGTGCATCTATTCTATTGTAACTACTCTACTTTTATACTTATCTCCTTGATGCGTATGATCTTTAACTCTGGCTTCTTTTCGGTTTCAACCGTATACCAAAGTCCGTATTTGACGCACAATGCCTCAATCTGATTTAGAACTTTGACGGCGGCTTCTTTTTCCATCAAACTTCCTTCTTCTTTTCTTCCTCTAATACAAACGGATCATGTTCGCCCATTTCCATATTTTCGTATGATGTTATCCATTCTGTCCCCTGCCCGTGCAATAAGGAAATAATAAAATCAGTTATATTTTCAATGCTTTTCTTCTTGTCACCATCGCGGATTAAGCAATTATCAATTAAACTTTCTATGATTTCAGTAATATCTTCTTTCTGCATTTATTTCACTAAACCGGGTTATTGATTAAAATTCTTAACATTTCCTGATGTGGTGTTTCCGTAAATTTTCTGTCAATGAGAAATCCGGTTTTAAAATCATATAGTTCTGCTAAACTTTTACCACTTTCATTCATCGCTTTTTCCCATTCAAACCAGCAATATATTTTATCGGGATTTTCCATTATTTTATACCAAAATAGTGAGATTTCCAGTCTTCCCTATTCATATAGCAACAATCAACAAATGACCCTTTCTTACAAGGGATAAATCTTCCGGGAGTTGCTTTATATGCTAAATGATCTACAATAATGACGACATCATCATATTCTATTTCCTCTCCTGCGGCTACGGATATTATTTCCATCATTTTTTTTTCTTCTCTTCCTCTGCACGAGCAAGAAGTTTTAATACCCAAATAAGGAATTCATAGGCGACATTTATCTTAAGCGATGCCTCCTTAATGTCATTCACGTTCTTGTCGAATCCATCCACGGAAAGACAGATGATCTTCATCATGTCCTTCTTCATCGAATCAACTACGCTTGAAATCAGCAACCGGCCCTCGATTGTTTCAAGGAACTTTGTGATAATCCGGCTCTTCTTGTTTTCGATAATGTCGGAAATCGCTTCCGATTCCCTCAGAGCGGAAAACACGCTATCTACCTGAAATTCATTAGTGAATCCGCCGCTATTGATATACTTACGCAATAAATCAGTGTCAATTTTATCTTCAGCCATTTTTCCTCCGAACATAAACCTCTATGTCATCACGATCAAGATTTGCATCTACAAGCGCCCTGAAGATTGCAGTTTCTAAATTCAAGATATTATCAAAATCATCAACTGGATATATCCCACCCACTTGCATACCGTTATCTAAAAATACAACTGCATTACTCTTAAATATATGATACTCTCTTTCATCATTTTCCACGGTCTTCCGTAATTTATAGGCGTATTCTCTTAACCGTTCTATATTTTCTTGAGGTTCTAAATACTTTCTGCGATCCAACTTAACTCCTGGACCACACAATGCCACTCCGATTTGTTTTTCTTCAGCCATTCGCCGCCCCCCTAACTTGCTGTTCCATCTGCCCCTGTGGAAGTCCATTTTGATTCTGCATCGGGGGTTGTGGATTCCCCATCGGTGGTGATCCCATCCCGCTTATCTTTGCCCCGGAGATAGCCTGATATAGCGCAATGGACCGGGGATCATCATCAAGCATGAACTTCTTGTATAGTTTGAACTTTTTCCCCATAGTTTCAAGTATCTCACCCACTAGCATGTTCACCATTTGCGGGGTCTTTGGATTATTAATTGGAGCAATCATACCCAAAACTGATTGCAGCGCCTTCACGTTGAATTGCTTAGATTCCTCGGTTTCAAGTGCTTGTGAGACAGGTTTGAACTTGTCTTTCCGTTTCGGGTTATAGGCCATTGCCAGTTCTTTTCCGACAAGTTCCTCAAGCGTTTTGGGGAGCATAAAGTCATTGACCAGAGTAAGCACCATCCGGTAGAAATCAGCGAATCCTATAAACTCAAGATTCATAGACTTCATTCCGATTCGGATATTAGCCCTCTGGTTCATTATGGCCCCAACAGTAGCGGTTTCCTGCCGGTCGCTCTGCATCCCCATTGTGTTTGGGGATGTAGCCATCGCGTAATCCATTCGGGATGTCAGAAGTTGATGCAGATATCCGGTGCCCTGAGGATTGTCCTCCATCGTCCATTCTTCCAGATCGCCAAGATTCTCAACCATCGTCACGGTTGTCGGTCCACGTTTGACCTTTTCGGGAACCCCGGAGAACTTCTTGCCTTTATACGACGGCATAGCCGCTAACTGCGTTCGGTAAGCCCCTATATTGAAATTGTCGTCAACTGCGATCTGAAGTTCCTGATTAACCTTCCCATCTCCAAACCCGTTGTCATCGACCATATCGACATAACACAGGAATTTAACCATCGGCCTACGGGCGTGCTGAGACTTGCGGAATCCGATGATGTACCGGGGGTTGTCCTTTTCACGGTCTTGAACGTAGTGGATGATGCAGTCAACCATTTCCGCGCCGGGTTCAAACTCACCCTGGTCGTCAATCGCCGGAACGTACTTGTCACCTTCTTGTCTTACCGGGTACTTCCCCCATCTCTCATACAGGCAAAACGTCTTTTCGGGCGGTTCCGGCTGTGCTTCGATATTTCCGTCTTTATTGTAGGTTTTCTCCCCCCGCTGCCCTTCCGGATCTTCATCTTCCAACTTATCAAGGTTGAAATACCCCATCTGCTCGGCTTCGGCCTTTAGCTGCGTAAGCGTCTTGTCGGGGTTTTCAAAGATCACATATTCCTTGTCATTCAATGTATAACAATACTCAGGAGATTGATATACATTCTGGTTCGGGTAAACATCGAATATCGGCTTATCGACTTCGATTTCATCCACCATTACGGGAATGTCTGTCGTCGTAAACGCCGGTCTTTGGAAAGTCGGATCTCTAAACGGCGTTCCGTCCTGTGCCAGATATTCCCCGGTCAGAGGGTCAATAGCTAATTCTGACTTGCGCTCGTTGTGCGAGAATACCTTATTTACTTTCTGCTGATACCCGCCTTTGATGATCCCGTATCCGCAGTTAAACACATAATTAATTAATCTCACTACCTTATGGTAGTAATAGGCATCAGGGTCTTTCAGTAGGACGTTGAGCAGTTTTTTTGCCGCCTTCGATTCCATGATGTCAATCGGATCGTCTGAGTCGATATCGCTTTCGACGTAATCCGTGGACGAAAAATACTGTGCGCAGAAATTGCCAATCTGCGTTAAAAGCCTCGAAACGTATTCAGGAAGGGAGATGTCGGATTCCCAATCATTCGGCTTGCGGTTCCGAATGGCATGGATCATGTTGTAAACGGTTTCAAATGTCTCCTCAACCGGCTTGTTGTTCCGTTTTGCCACTTCCAGTTCGGTTGACAAATGACCAAGAAGTGCTTTCTGAATTTCTTCAGTCATGGGAGCGTCTGAAACTACATCCAAAGATTCAGGAATTGCCTCCTGTGCAATTACCGCACTATCGTTTTCAATCATTGCCATTTTTTGCTCCCCGGAAAAAGGATAATGGTTTGCTATTTAATACATGGTACTTTAATTGTTCAAATTCATTGACGCGAAGCGCGATAAAGGGTATATTTTTTGTCCCAATGAAGGCCTGTTTTGGAAGCTCATTAAATACAGAAAGATCAAAATCCTCGTTTGTTTCATCTATTATGAATAACCCTCTAATTAATTTGCTATCCATTGACCGCCTCCCCGCGACATCTCAGCCATTGGCTACCGCCCTCTGCCCCTGGAAGAATTTACGCCCTTCCCAATAGTTGTCGTTCTGTTGGTGCATATCGTACCAAACCGGGTTAATCGACCCCAAAAACTCAAGATTCCTACAAAAATCCGACCACTTCTCGCTTTCCCGCTTCACGGTCTTAGTGGCCCTCGTCTTCTCTAAAACATAGTCAACCGTCCGCCAGTTCTTGAAATGTTCGATATGGTGTCGGCAGTTATCCATAAACCACAAAGTAGGCCGCCAATATCCATATCTGGGATCTTCAGGTTCGCCTACGGGAATCATATTGTTTCCCGGTTTTCCACAGATTGCAGCGTTTTTCAACCTCATTTTGATGTTCATCCGGCCACCATTGGGGCTGTTCTTCGTATCTGCCGGGGTAAGGCGCCTCAACCCCCGTGGGCCGCTCATTAAGTCGTCAAACACCGATCTTCCTGTAGTATAGTCCGGCCTGATCTGCTTCACCGTCGCCAAGGGGTCAATCAACGTGCAGCGGTTGAACTCCTCATCTTCATCCAGTAGCGATTCGCTCTTGATCTGGTCCCTGAGTTCGTTCGTCGTTCGGTTGTCATGGCTCTGGTGGATCTCATTCCACACAAACCATTCATTATGTGGGTCAATCACCAAAAACGACACATCCCACGGCTTTGAGGGATGATAGTCGATGATCCGATAGTTCCAATAACTCCTGAAAAGCGTCGGCTGAAAATATTGATCCGCGCTGATTTTGTGGACCCTTTCGTCAAAAGCCTTATAAATCCGCCCAGAAACCTGTCTAAACACCCCGTACCGACGCATGGCCAGCTCATCCGGATCATCGATGCCCTCAAATATCCTTTCAATAGCATCCGTGGTCATTACGGGATTGTCATCCGTCGCCCAGCAGAAGCATTCAATGAACGGCTTGACATTTGACCTGACTTCTACCGGCGTAAATCCGAACTTGTCGCAAATCGCCTTTGACCTGAATACCTTGTGCGCCCTCATCCAGATCGAATCATACATCCAGTCCAGACCCTTCGCCGGGGTCACGGAAACCGAAGAATCGCCACCCTCTTTCAAAAGCCTGACCTGACTTTCATCCCATTTGATTCTTTCGATTTCCTCATCCTGGTAGTAAGCCGACCTCTGAACAGACATGAAGGCGTCCAATTCCTGAGTGGATGCCATGAACTCCGCTTTGTGGTCAGCACAACCCCCAGGGTCCCGAATAGTTGCAATTTTACTTCTTGCCGTTATGTCCTTCTTGACAATACCGAGCGGTCTTAAAAATCGCATGAGTTCAACATATTGCTGATTCTGCTCGTCACAATCGCTTTCGGGAACAACCTTCGACACAAACCGAACAGGCTTGTTTAATATATTCCGTCTCGCTATGGGGTGAATGCCTATAAATCGCAATGAAGCATCATACATACAGGCCCCAGTTCCTCCGCCCTGATTTCCTTTAAAATCCGCCCGAATAGCAGCCTCGGAATGGATGTAACGCAACTGCATCTCATTCAACGTCTCCCCGAAAGAAGCTATGTTCAGGTACTTGTCAAGGTTCGCAACTTCGGTCATTCAAATCCTTTGTTATAGGCGGGCAGCGCCATGTTAATTATGAGGTAATACTTTTATCATCACCGCTTTCACTGGGAACGGTTCTTTAATGATTTTCCTACACTTGATAAAATCCCGTTCTTCATAATTCGGCTTCCCGATAGTAAGGATGATCTCCAGATGTTTAAGTCGATGATCTATTTTCCCTTTGTTATATTTGTACCGTTTTCTCGTTGCCTTGACCGTCAATTTTTCACTGAGATATTTTGTGGCCTTATAGATTTCGTTTTTCGCGTCTGTTAAAATAACATCCACTACTTCCGCACACGCCCTACTTCTCTCATCCATTTTAATTTCCTTTCAGGTCTCAATGAGACCGCTCCGAAAATAAGGCTGCCCGCCTATAGCACCCACAAAAAACAGTCTCCCGTAAACGGGTTATGCACCACCCCACTTACATGAATCGGCTGCATCTCCGTTATAGTCACCCCCCTTGGTTCGCATGACGAGAGGGAGGGAGGAGGAATACCCTCATCAGAGGCGTGGGGGGTGTTGTTCACAGTTTCACGTGAAACACCAAATATCCGGTCGTAATTGGCACGAAACTTGTCCTGCCCGTTGTAGGCAATCTTAACGCCGCTCATATCAACACCTGTTTAATTTGTATCCAGACAAGTTTTTAAGGCCCCCGTGTTGAACGGTGTTAGATAACGTGCATCCGCTCGTCGCCGCCGGTCCACCCTCTCCCCCTACCCGTATAACATTGTAATACTGTATATACAACTACACATCTATACACATATCCCATAGCTTTTGGGGGTATCTTTGGGGGTATCTCATATCCACTCCCATTGCAATGCTATGTATTACTATATACTTACGTATTCTATTCGACTCCTTGCTTAGGCATCACATTGACCTGGGTGTTAGGATCAGGATCAGGACTGATGTCGATAACCTGGGGATCAGTGGGCGATGTGTGCGCTATCTGCACACCTGTGCTATTATCGCACGGTTGCTCCATCTTCTCTGACCATCTATCCTTCAGATATGCCGATAAACCACTAAGTTCACTGGATTGTTGTGGCGCTTCATTCACTTGGATCAAAGTATTAATAACCGTTCCAGGCTGAGAGCTTACAACTACACCAAGGATCGACTTTGATGCGTCTAATGAGAGCTTTGCCCACTTTTCATCCGATTGACCGGGTACGCATTCAGGGGATGCTCCATACTTTGCGAACTTGACGGTAGTTTGGCGGGATGCGGTTAGACCTTCTGTGAGCAGGGCGGCCATTTCTGCATCAATCTGTGGTCTGACTATTTGTTGAAATTTGTTCACGGTTGAGTAATGGATGCCGAGCTTTTCCCCGATTTCCCGGCAGGGCGTGCCTTTTGCGGATTCGTGAATGATTTCTGCTGCCTGCGATACGTTCATAATTTTATGGGGTCTTGTCTTGTTTTTGGTTTGTCGATGAGCTTGTTGCTGACATCGCAGTTATCATGTTTAGACTTTTACCCCGTATTTTGTTTGCGCCCTTGCGGGCACGAATGATGAATCGATTCTGAGGTCACCGGGTATCGGTTTTTTCTCTATATATACTTGTCGTTTTGTAACATGGATTTTTTATAGTGGTTTAATATTGTTTAGATTGTGGGCTGTTTGGGGTGTAACATTGATTTGATGATGCGGTGCAGCTGGGTGCGGGATATATGGAGGAGAGTAGATATCTGTGTCTTGGGGATCTTAAATGATAGCATGGCGCATATCGCTCTGATTTGCATGTCTTTAATCGCCTCTATTTCCTCGTGTCTATCGGGGGGATTGTGATGCCTTGATAGGTCGTATATGATTGTTTTATAATCAGGATGTTCGTATTGCAGCATGCGCTGGTTTATAAAGTTTTCCCTTCTTGGGATATCGCCGTCAATCCATTTCAGGGGTGCGCACAAATACTCGCACATTCCCTTATTATCACACCCAGCACATAATTCCTTATCGTGGCCATTTCGGGGTGCATTCCATACCTTTTTCTTTGGTTTTTCCGTGGGAAATGAATCACATGGCGGACATATCGTTATCTTGATACCTTCCATCTATTCACCTCTACCCCATATTATACATATTTCCTTTATAGCCGCAACAAAAATCTTTGGCACGTCGCTTGCAGGATAAGTCTAAATTTAGCCAATTTGATTAATCTCTACTTGTGCCATTATGGTATTGATTATATTGCATATTCAGCCATTATCTGATTTGT